ATGCTATTGAATACGTTTGTTGGTTGGCTAATGTTAAAGAAAAGCCATACTATCAAGACGAGTCAATGATTAGACCAGCAGAGGTTTTTGAGCTTACGGCTAATCCAGAAAAGGCGGAATTTGGATTAGGCTGGAGAGCGCAAAATAATTGGAAAAAAGTTTTAGAAGACATGTTTGCTAGTGATTATAAGGAAATTAAAGAGCTTTACGATTCTAATTGTAGTGTATAAACTGCGTGGCAAGAAAAAAGTATAGAAATAAAAGAGATACTGAGCTTTACAGAAATTTCAGAAGACAGGTTTTAAAAAGAGATAGTTACACTTGTCAGTATCCAGGATGCAAAATAAGAAGCGGGCTTGAAGTTCACCATATCAAGAAATACTCAGAACACTTTAGATTAAGAACAGAAGTCTTCAATGGAATAACGCTTTGCTTTAAGCACCACAATTTTGTTACTGGTAGAGAATCTGACTATGAAAGCTTGTTTTTTAGAACTGTAATGGCAAATTCAAGACAGCCAGAATGGGAAAAATTAGATGCACCGAAAAACCTACGCGCAAGGAAGAAAAAAGGCAGAAAAAACGTTAAAAGAAACAATATACGCAAATATTATAATTGACTCAAGAGAAAAAAAGCCATGGGAATTTTCAGAAGGGCTTCCTAGCGGTTTCTTTGTAAAAGAAACTAAAACTATTGGATTGCCATGCGGAGACTATTCGCTAGAGGGGTTCGATAATAAAGATGGAATCATAATAGAAAGAAAAAATAGTATTGAGGAGATAATAGGTAATTTTGGTAAAAACTGGGAAAGATTCCAAAAAGAACTAGATAAACTAGCTGAATATAAGAGATCATACATTCTTGTAGAAGACGACCTTAGAGACTCTTTCGCTAGATACGGTGCTAGAAATCCAAAAAAAGGAATGTACTTTACTTTATCTCCAGATTTTATAATAAAAAGAGCATGCGAAATAGATTATAAATGGGGCGTTAAAACTCTTTTTCTTTCAAATAAATATTTTGCAAAAAAGTACATGTGCAATATATTCAAAGCTCTTTTAGAAAGCAACCTTGACAAAAAACTGGACTAAAGAACATATTCAGGAATATCTAAATAACGCTTATTTAGAGATAGGCGATACTTATAATTTAGAAATAGAAAATCCTATAGACCTATCAGTAGGAAAGGACTTGGTTCCAGAACAGCTTGTAAGAATTTTTAAAGACATAGACTATCTGCCATTTACGGTAAAGACTCTTCTAAATATGAATCTTTTTCCGTATCAAATGTCTATACTAAATACTCTTTGGACTAAAAGACTACCTATGATATTAGCCACAAGAGGCGGCTCAAAAACCACAATGCTTGGTTGTTATGCTATAACAAAAGCTCTTCTAGATCAAGGTAGCAAGATAGTTATAGCAGGTGCTGGTTTAAGACAGTCTGGTTTAGTATTTGAGTCCATGGAAAATATATGGAAAAACGCACCTATTCTACAAGATATATGTGGAGTGAATAATGGACCAAGACGTGGCGTTCTTGGGTTCACTTGGGAAATTGGTGATAGCAAAATAATGGGCATACCAATTGGAACAGGAGAAAAAATTAGAGGACTCAGGGCAAACGTAATCATAGTTGACGAGTTTGGTTCTGTAAATCCAGATATATTTGAGACTGTTATTAGAGGATTTGCTTCTGTTCAAAGCAACAACACTTTCGAAAAAGTAAAACATTATTATCAAATAGATGCGCTTAAAACAATAGGAATGTCCGATGAAGACATAAACGATTTTGTTGGCACTGCTAACAATGAAGGAAACCAAATAATAATAGCTGGAACAGCTACTTACCAGTTTAATCATTTTTATAAGTATTATCAAGATTATTGTAACATGATATATGATAATGCAAAAAATAATAATGAAAATTGCGAATACGCTGTTATTAGATTGCCTTGGGATAAGCTACCGAACGGTCTTATGGACAAAACAATATTAGAACAAGGCAAGGCAACTATGGACTCCTCAATTTTTAAAATGGAGTATGGGTGCGTTTTTGCAAAAGACTCAGACGGTTTTTATCCAGCATCGGCAATACATAGGGCTACTTGTCCAATCAGAACAAAAGACGGAGAAATAAACTTTTTTGCTGAAGATTCTGGAGAAAATAACTCTAGATACGTTATGGGAATAGATCCCGCGTCTGAAAGAGACAACTTTGCAATATCTATAGTGAAAATTTCAGATGAATCAAGTAGACAACTAGTATTTTGTTGGAGTACCAATAGAAAAAAGTTTGAACAAAGCAGAAAGAAAAAACCGCAGAACTTTGTGGGAATAGACGACTACAACACGTTTATATTAAGAAAGATACATGAACTTTGCGGAAGATTTAATATATCAAGAATAAATATAGACTCTGGTGGAGGCGGAAGATCCGTAATAGAGGGTCTTAAAGATCAATCTAAACTAAAAGACGGAGAGTTTTGCATTTTTGACATGGACGATGATGAGGTGTCAGATAGAAAAGGCTCTCACATAATCAAGGTCATAGAATTCTCTTCTAGAGAATGGTACGAGGCTGCGCATTACAACTTACTAAAAGATATAACTACAATGTCCATACTCTTCCCAGCCTATGATGCGATAACAGTTGAACAAACTAGAATGACGAATTCAGAAGAAGAAATAGGCGATTTTTCAATAGAAAATATTCAGTATGAAATAGAGGAATGCAAATACCAAACGACACTAGTTCAAGAACAAACAACGGCTAAAGGAAATAAAACTTGGGACTTGCCAAAAATTAAAGGTGTTATAACAGAAGGCATAAAGAATAGACTCAGAAAAGACCATTTTACAAGCCTGCTTTTGGCTAATGATGCTGCTAGATCTTTAAATGTAAGAGAGCCTGACGCAAGAACTACGTTTGGTGGTTACTCTTTAAAAGAGGCTGCGGCAAACAAAATGTTTGGAGGAAACATGTATCAAGGAAGAGGGCTTAAAAAGATGAAAAACATAAGCTCTAATATAAATAGACCTTCGAGTAGAAGTAGACCAGACGGATCAAACGGTAGTATAGCTTATTAAATTACTGAATACCGTGAACAAAAACGTGATTTCCTATACGTATAAAAGTAGCTTTTACTTTTCGACCGTTAATTAAAACTTCTGCTGTCCAAGATGGTTTTTTTGGATTTGCGTCGCTTTGTTTAACAACTATTTTTACCCATTCTTCCTTATTGTTTCTAGAGTCTTTTGAATCTGGATTACAAAACAAATATATTTTTTTTGCCTGCTCTAAAGTTAATCCTGTGCCGTTTGTAAAAACAGAATAATCAACTTCTGGTATTGAGGTTATCGTTGCTCCTTCCATAGCTTTATCGTATCTAACGTTAAATTGTGCGCAGTTAGTAACTCCGTTCCATATTGAAAATTGCGATTTAGATAAACAGGCTATAACCTCCATATTTGTGCCATCATATAAAGAATTTGGCCTACGCATATAAGATGGTCCGTTTGCTCTATTTGCTATTACGTTTCTAACCGCCTTTTGTCCGTTAACTGGCTCTCCTTTACACTCACCGTTAAGCGTTGCTAATATTACATCAGTCTCACTTTTAGTACAAACAAAAGACTCAATAGCAGACATGGCAAATCTTAACTTGTTTAAAATATTTTTCATAAAATTTTATACACTAATGATATAGTTTTTTAACTCCCTTTCAATGTGTATGTGATTGTATTGAGATCCAATTGATGGAAAAAAAGGAAACATTCTACACGTCAACAAACTCCTCTAAGCATGAAGCTTTAGAAAATCATGCCAAGTCTATGTCTGAAGTAAAAGCCGACCAGATGGCATTTGGCGGATTTTATTCAAACGTTGAAGACGGAATATCTGTAAGACCACCTTTCACAAGAAAGGCCTGGGAAAGATTTAGACCAAACGAGAAAATACCAACAAAAGACGCAGAGGTAATGACAGCGTGTAGAGAGGCTTACGAAAGCGTTGGTCTTATAAGATCAGTCGTTGACCTTATGACGGAGATAGCCGTTGAAGGCCTAGACCTAGTTAGCGAAAATGAAGGAATTCAAAACTTTTTTAAACAATGGTCGCTAAAAACTAACATAAAAGAAAGAGCTGAAAGGTTTGCAAATTACTTTGTCGTAGAGGGAAATGTGGTTTTAGGAAGGAAGTTTGAGTCTATAGATACGCCTTCTGTCAGAAGAATGAAGAGAGATTCTGCGAATGCAGCAAAAAAATCTAAAATACCTTTATCATATACATTTTATGACCCACAAACAATAGTTCTTATTGGTGGAGAGGCTGCTATATTTTCTGGAATAAAGCGATGGGGAGTTAAAATAAGTTCAACAAACATCTCTAACTTTAAAGCGCTCATAAAATCCCAAGGCTCAGATGTTATATCAAATGTTTCAGATGAAATTAAAAAGGCAATAATAAACGCAAAAACCGGAGCGGATTTAACGATTCAGTTTCCAGAAGATGAAATATATGTAGCGCATTACAAGAAAAAGGACAGCGCTGTTTGGGCAAAAAGTTTTATATATAGCATACTTCACGACGTAATATATAATGAAAAATTAAGAATGGCAAAAATAAGCGCTTTAGATAGCTGGTATAACTCTGTAAGATTATGGCGTCTTGGAGATCATAAGGAAGAAATACTTCCAGACATAGGGTCTATAGTTAGACTCTCTAACGTTTTAGAAAATCACAGCGGAGGAACCCTAGACATAATATGGGATTCTATGTTGCAGTATGACCAGTACTTCCCACCGATAGAGAAACTAGAAAATTTTACTGAAAACTATGAGTCTATGCTTCTAGGTCTTGGTATACATAAAAGCTTAGTCGGAGGTAACGCCGCTTCTAGCGGATCAAACGATTCTTTCATGGGGCTAAGAAATCTCATGAAAAGAATAGACTCTATAAGAAGAGCTATTACGGAATGGATACAGTCAGAAATTGATATAGTTTCTGAAGAACTAGGTTTTCAATCTAAGCCAAAAATAAAATTTAGCGTTGACAATCTTTTTGACCAACCAAGCTACTTTAAGCTTTTAACAGAACTTAACGATAGAAACATAATATCAAATCAAACAATAGTTGAAAAGATTGGCGAAATGTGGGACATAGAAAAAGCAAGAGTGAGAAAAGAAGAAGAGGATAGAAAATCTGGAGACGTTTCTACGAAATATAGTCCTTTTATTCAAACAGAGATTCCAGACTCAAATCATAAAAAGAATAAAGAAATGTTAAAGCTTAAACAAGAAAGCACGACAGTTCCTGTTCAAATTACAGAGGACCCAAAACTAAGACCTGGAAGACCAGACGGTAGCCGAGATAAGGTTAAGCGAAAAGTATCAAAAAGAATAAGGGCTTACGAATTAGCAGCAGCGGAAGACTTTCAAAACAGCGTAGACGCGGTTCTAGACGAGTATTTTTTAAATCAATTTAATGCGCAAAATAAAAGACAATTAACCGCTAAGCAAAAAGAGATAATTGAGGCCGCCAAGAATAAGGTATTTTCAAAATACGGAGGCCTAGAAATTTCAAAAGATGAAATATTTAAAATAGCGAATAGTGATGTAGACTTTTCAAAATTTGAATCGGTTGTAGCAAAGGAGCTTAGGGAAATAGTAAACCCAACAACCGCAAACGCTAGGATGGTTAAAAACACAATTCTCGCTAAAATGGCTAGCGTATTCAAAGACCAACATAAAAACGCTTAATATAAAATCCAGTGTATAACCGAAAGGTAATATAATGAACATTTTTAAATCAGAAGAGACAATATCAGATCTAATTAAAAGCAATAAAACAACGTCCGAGATAAACTATCTAGTTGGTTTAGATAAAAATAAGGGCGAAGAGCTAGCAACAGCTTGCCAAGGAAATGCTTGCGCGCTTTCCGCACTAAAAGAAAAAAATTATAAGATAACAGATGATATAATGCCAATATCATCAATTTTGGTCACAGATATATGGAACGCCAACAACGATGTTTTTACAGCGGAAGAAATCGTTAAGGCATATGAAACTCCAGAGTTTAAACCAATAAACTGGATGCATAGAGGGTCTGAAGACACGGAAAATGAAAATATAGGAGTTATGGTAAAATCAAAATTAGTCTACGGCGGTTTGCCAGAGATTAACTACATGACAGATGAAGAAGCGGGCGTATTTAATACAGAAGGCAATACTCTTTCTGGAAACGTCCACATAAAACAGGATGGCATAATATGGTCTCAATACTTTCCAACATACGCATCAAAGATTAAAAATGGAATTGGAGAAGGTAAAATATACGTTTCGATGGAGTGTTTTTTCGAAGATTTTGGCTACTGCCTTAGAAAAAACGAAGACGATGAAAACCCTCTATTTATAGATAGAACAGACGCTACATCACATATTAGCAAAGATCTAACTTCTTATGGAGGTAGCGGCAAGACAAAGTATAAAGGTAAGAAATACCAGGTTGGAAGATGGCTTAAAAATATAATTTTTTCTGGACAAGGAATAGTTTTTGAGCCAGCAAATAAAAGAAAGGGCAAAATATTGAGTATAATAATAAAAGATGAAAATAAATCAAAAGCGGATGTAATAGGATTTGATCCAGCTGCAGCAAATCCGCCAACAGCACCAGTCCAAGCTCCGAATACAATTCTAAATCCATTAGAAACTCAGACAACAAACACTTTGAATCCAAGCCTTGTGTCAACACCATTAGAGCTTTCAAAAAATTTAAATATGCCAAAAACAAGTGTAGATCCAGCAGACGGTCTACTCTTCTATACTGCAAAGGAAGCGGAAAAAGTTGGCGAAATAGAAATGGGCTGCACTGGTCACCACCTATACCAACAAGACAGGCACTCCGATAACCCGCTTTTATATGCTAAATTGATCGCTGATCCTTCAGACTTAGAAGATCAAATGAAAGTTGCTAGATACAGACCTTGCGATGATGAAAGAGAGTTAAGATTTGTTTTAGAAGATATGGCAAAAAAGGGCCTAAGCCTAAGAAGAGGCGGACTTATTTCTCCTAGCCAGACAACATCTTTTCAACCAAGTGTTCCAGGAGGAGGCGGGGAAAACATAGGCGGAGTAATGACATCAGATACTACCACTGGTCAACCAGGCGGAACAGATATGGGTCAGGCCCAAAGCCAAGACAATACTTCAATAAACAATAGTTTATCAGATAATTATAAAAAAGTGTATGAAAAC